GTGTGAAAGATTGATAAAATTAGTAGTGAAAGTTATCAGTTTTATGCCTACCAAAAATTCGCTAATGTTTTAATGAAGAACATTGGTATTGATGAAGACAATCTCAATAATTTAACAGAAGATCAAAAAAAGAAGATTCACCAGATTTATTCCAACAGAGTCATTATTGTTGATGAGGTACACAACATAAGAAAAGGAAGTAGTAACTTGAAATTCAAAAAGATTTTCAAAATGTTAGAAATTATTATTGAAAATACTGTCAATTTGAAATTGGTTTTGATGAGTGCTACTCCAATGTATGATAAGCCAAAGGAGATTGTTGATCTTCTTAATTTGTTATTAGCAAACGATAATAGAAATAAGATTAAGGAGTTGGATATTTTTGATAGACAAGGAAACTTTGTACCAGAAGGAAAGGAGAGGTTATTGACAATTTCAAAAGGTTATGTTTCATATTTACGTGGTGAAAATCCAAGTACATTTCCTTTGAGAATTGTTCCAAAAGAAGCTGTAACTCCTGAGCTTAAATATGATATTATGGGTGATGAGATTCCTGATAATGAGAGGATGAAATATGAGAAACTTATTTTGTGTGATTTGCGGGGATTACAATATGAAGTTTATCATGAACATTTGAATAAAAGACTGGAAAAGATTCGGGAGAAACAAGAAAAAGAGAAAAAGAAATTAGAGAAAGAACAGATCAACAAGATTAATAGTAAAGAAGTAAACAATAAAAACAATAAAAACAATAAAAACAATAAAAACAATAAAAACAATAAAAGCAATAAAAGCAATAAAAGCAATAAAAGCAATAAAAGCAATAAAAGCAATAAAAATAGTAAAGAAGTAAAAAATAATGTCCCTGTTAAAGAGAAGAAAGAGAGCATAACAAATGTTTTGGGTCCATCTATTACACAGATTGGAAATATTGTTTTTCCAACGGATACAGGTGGTGGAACATTTGGAGCTGGAGGTTTTGATGATAATGGTTCGGGTGCTTTTGAGAAAGCTGTTCAAACACAATTGGGTAAAAAGTTTACACAATATAAATACAGACAGCACGCTATTATTGGTTTAGGAACTAAACAGGAGAAACCTTTCCTTGATTTATCAGTTTTAGAGAATTATAGTTGTAAATTCAAGAGGGCATTTGATTTCATTAAGAATTCCAAAGGAACTGTTCTTATCAGTTCCCTTTATATTAGTGCAGGTGTTCTTCCTTTTGCACTTATGCTGGAACAGAATGGTTTTCAAAGATACACAATTGAAGGCGAGCAGCAATTGTTGGATGCTCGTCCTTATAAAAAGAGGGAGAGTATTTGTTATAGATGTGGTGAGGTTTTCATGAAGGATCAACATACAAATAAGAAAAATAAGGATTATCACACTTTTAAAAATGCAAAATATGTGATTGTTACTGGTAAATCAGATAATGATTTCCGTATTGATACTACACAAGCTACTAGGAAATTCTCATCACAAGATAATAAATATGGTGAACAGATCAAGGTATTTTTGGGTACAGATGTTATTAAGGAGGGTTTAGATTTTTCCAATATTAGACAAATGTATTTGATGGATCCTTGGTATAATAATTCTGCGCATGAACAGAAGATTGGACGTGCTATTCGTTTTTGTTCACATGTTTTCTTGAAACCAGAAGAGAGAAATGTAGAGATTTTCAAGATGGTCACATCAAATAGAGATGCAAAAGATAAGAAAACTAGGGAGACTGAGACTTCTGATGAGAGAAGATATAGAATTGCTGAGAATAAAGATTACAAGATTAAAGAGGCTCGTAATATTTTGAAGAGAGGTGCTATTGATTGTGTACCTTATAAAAAGAGAAATATTTATTTTGATAAGAAGAAGGTTAAACAAGTTACTTCAAGAGGGCAAGTTATTGAGGTCAGTAAAGATGATAAGCCATATTCTGTTGAGTGTGATTATCAAAAGAATTGTAATTTTGATTGTGTTTGGGAACCAAAGGGTAAGATTAAGATTGATACTGATACATATGATTTGATTTTTGATAGAACTGATATTAATAAGATAAAGAAGAGAATTAATAAACTTTTCAAGACTGATATTGTTTTCGAGATTTCTCAAATCAAAGATTACGTTATAAAAGAGTATCCTGATATAGAGGAAAGATTTATTTATAAAGCTTTGGAGGAACTCATTGATAATGGTGAACTACTTTATGATAGATTCCACAGAAAAGGTAAATTAATTTATTCTGGAGATTATTATATTTTTGAACCTTCTGAACTTACTGGATTGAAATTACCAGTTTTGTACAGAGAAAAGCCATTGAAGAAGAAACCAAAGAAGATGAAATTGATTGATTTCAAATTGAGTATTACAAATAATCAGATTAGTAATCATGTTAATGGAACAAAAAAGAGTAAGAATAATATGGTAAAGAATACAACAGTACTTAATGAACATTTAGTTAAAATTATTACAAGTTTTGAGAATTACAATTATATCAAAAAGATGGATTCAAGTAAAGGTGGTATTTCTTATGATAAAGCAGTTGTAGGAACTTTTCTTGATAAGTTTGATGTAAAATTGTATATTGAATTTGTTAAATATATTTTGGAATATTTTATAAAAGATGATAAAACAAACAAGTTTTTGGTTAAGAATAATGACATCGTGAAGATCATTGTTTCTTATTTGGATAATATTTTGATTAAAAATGGACGTGATATTGAGGAGAAGAGTTTGAAAAAGAATGAGATTTATGGTTTTAGATTGAATAATGAATATTATCATTTCAATGTTAAGAAGGATAGATGGGAAGGTTGTAAGACATATATTATAAGACAGGTTGAGAATTATAGAAAAACTGTTAAGAAAACAATTGAGGACAAGGACAAGGTTAAGGAGAAAAATAATATTATTGGTATTTTGTCGAAGAATAAGAAGAATACAATTGTTTTCCAATTGATTGATTTTGATAAGTACAAGTTTGCAAAAACCCAGAAGGACAAGAAATCCAAGAGATCTGAACTCAGTGGACAAGTTTGTAAGACTATTGATACTGTTATTTTAACTGATGTCAGAGAAAAACTCAAACTAAAGGAAGTGAAAATCAAGAAAACAAGGCTTTATATATGTAACGAGATTGAGATATTATTGAGAATTTATTCATATAATAATAAGGATAATAAAGTATGGTTAATTAATAAAAATTTATAAATAAATGGTTTTTTTCAAACTCTGGGGACAAAATGATGCACCATCATGTATAAAAAACCCCTTTGTTTTGTCCTTTTCGATCGCGCTGTGAATCGATAGTGGGCCAGACAAAACATCTCAAAAAAGAACCCGTTGTCCTTTTGGGGAAAAATATCCCACTGGCCAGACCAGCTCCCATTTTGCGTTTTACGCTCAGGGAGAAACGAACCGATCAATATAAATGATTAATTATATCTGTGTTTTTTTTTAGCATCAATTTTTTTTTTTTTTGATAAAACTTGAAAAAATGAAAAATAAAGGCTATGAAAAAAATAACTTAAAATTTTAAGTACTATTAAAAGTATGAAGAGAGTCACATTTGGTAATAAGAACGCGTTGAAAATTACATCTTCAAGTACTATCAATATTATTAAAAATAACATTAATGATATTGGTACATTTCATCTTACGGGAAAGTATTACAACTTTTTGAATAAAAGAAATATTAATTGTATAAAGCCGAATAAATTTTTGTTTACTCTGAATACGTTTGGTAAAAAACATGTGTTGTTTTTAACTAAAATGGGTAATAAACAATATTGCGTTTTTGTGAATAAAAAGAATGAAGTTATGATTTTGTCCCAATTTCGTTTCCATCCTGATCTATTTTCTGGAACTCTATTTGACGGAGAATTAGTCAGAACAACAAATGGAAAATGGAAATATATGATTACAGATTTAGCCTACTATAAAGGTATTAATATCATTACAAAACCGTTTAAAGAAAGACGGGAAATATTGGAGAATTTGTTTAATAACATGTTTCAAAATGATAGTAAATTGAGTATTTGTGAGGTTGGATTGAAGAAATATTTCGAATACAAATTTTTGAAGAGTGTTTGTGAGGAGTATATTCCAGAAAGGGATTACAAATGTAGTGGAATTTTGTTTAAAAATTTGAACAATTTTAGTGACAATTTTCTTTACATTTTTCCTGAATGTCGATCGGATAATAAGATTATGAATAATAATCAGAAGACAAAGATTAATATTAAGCCTACGAAGAGTGTGGATTCTAGTAAGACGAGTAAAACAAGTGTTGGAAAAAAGAGTTTGGAAAATGATGTTAATAGGACATATGTGGTGTTGCAGTTGAGAAATACTGATTTTCCTGATATTTATGAGTTGTATTGTAAGGGCTCGAATGGTCAGATTGAAAAGCATTCTTATGCAGGTGTTCCGAATATGAAAAAGAGTAAGTTTTTGAGGAAGGTTTTCAAAAACAAGGATGTTAGTGGGAATGATTCTGATTATTCATCTGAAAGTGATTTGTCAGATGTTGATGAAGATATTGATATTAGAATGAAATGTAATTATCATAAGAGATTTAAGAAATGGGTTCCATTTGAGAAAACTGATGAGAATATTGATAACATTAATTTGGTGAATCATTTTGAATTATTTTATAGTGATTAAAAAATGTTTATAATATTATAGAAAAATGACATTAACTTGTGATAGTTATCCGTATATTTCTAATGAATACATTTGTCCAAAAGTTGGAGGTGGTAAGAAAAAGAGCAAAAGCAAAAAGAGATCAGTTTCTCAATTAGGTGGAAATTGTTTATATGCTGGAAAGCCATTATCTGTTAATGTTGCTTGTGCACCAAATGATTGTCCATCCCCATCTCAAATGGCTTGGAGCCAAAGATACAATCAGCCTTCCCCTGCTCCCATGAAAGGTGGCCAATTATGTAATTTTGGTGATAAGTATTTGAATAGTGAAGTTATTGGAACAGAAGGTTTTGATTATGGCGATTGTGCTCCATCTCAGAGTGGTGGTGATGGTTATTCACTTATGCCTGGCGATCCAGTTGGTGGACAACCTGGTTTTATGAGGTACACTGATAATTGTAGACCAGTGTTTCCAGGTGAGATTTTGCCACAAAAAGTTGGTGGTGGTATGATTAGTTCACTCGTTTCTGGTAGAAAACGTTTCAAAAACAGAAACATCAAAGATGTTTATGGAGAGTGTAACGGAAGTTGTGATATTAAGATTCAGAAAGGTGGTGTTTTATTAGGAGAAGCTGTTCAAAGTTTGGCTAAAATTATTTTCCCAATGGGTAAGAATTCTCTTATTGCATTAATTGTTTTATTATTCACTAATCACCTTGTTTCTTCTAGAAAAACGACAAAGAAGCAGATGGGTGGTAATTTGACAGATTATTACAAAATGTTTGTCCTAATGGGTAAGAATAGTTTATTGGCATTGGCTTCTATTTTGTTGATTCATTATTTTGTTAAGAATAAGAAGAAGAGAATTCAGAAGGGAGGTGCGTTGTTGAGTGAGGTTTCTAAAATATTGGCTCCACTTGGTGTTGATCAATTTGGAACACCAATTGTTTTATTGATTTTGAATGAAGCTGTTAGAAGAAGTAGGGTAGGAAAGAAAGGCAAAAAGAGTACAAGAGGTGGTGGGTCAGGTATTGTTCATCCGCTTATTGAGTTGATTGCTCCACTTGGTGTAACAACATTTGTTTCAACGGGTGTTTTGGTTATTTTGGATAAGATGTTTAAGATGAAGAGAGAAAGATTACATGGAAAAACCAGAAAAGGTGGAAGTATGACAAGTTTAGTTTCTCAGTTAAAAGAAAAATTAAACAAATTATAACGCTTAAAAAGTTTACTAAAGAGGTTATAAGAATTTATTAACTAAACAGACAATTAATAAAATGATTGCAATTACAGCGAATGATTTTATTATTCTTGTTGTTTCACAACCCAAATCTTTATCATGTGGTGAACAATTATTGTTTAAAAAATTGGTCATTATTTTTTATAATATATTATACATATTTTTCTATTACAAGTTATAAATGAAAGTTAAAAACAAACGTGTTCTCAAAAATGGAGCAGTTGCTGGTTACGTTTATTATTCAAAAGACAAGAAATGGAAATGGAGAATAATTGGTCACACCAAAAAGATGAAAGGTGGAGAAGAAGTAAATAATATTGAAAAAATTATTAATTGCAAATTATCAAGAGTATCATATATAACTGCTCAAGATTTAAGTTGCTTATCTCTTTTGTTAAGACAAAAACACACAAATGCTTCATCCATAAATTTTGTTTACAACAATATGTACAATTTTATTCATAAACATATTATGGCTATAAATAACAACAATAATAAAAGCTATAACAATGTTTTTGCTGATTTTGCAAAAAAATATAGAAAAAGAATTCAACAAAGTTTTAATAAAATACAAGCTAAAAAATATTCACATAAACAAATATTAAACATAATGAATATTGTTTCATTATTCAATTTGCTTGCAAAAAAAGTTGATGGAATCAATGAAATCACCCACACAAATACTACTATATAACAGAATTGATGCCACAATCCAACCAATCAATCAGTGTATTATTATTTTCAAATGAATCGTAATTAAGTGTCCATGGAAAAACTCCACCAAAACCTTTTTTAACAGCATAACGACCAACATCATAATTCTTTTTTTTCCCTGTAAATAATATCCCATCACACTCATTTACATGTGGATCAATATTTGGACATTTACTTGATAATCCACCCCATGTAGGTTCACCAGCTATTTTAAACCCGCTGTAATTCATACTATAATAAGGTAACCCCAAATTAACTCTATTTAAATCCATTCCCCAAACATGTCCAGTCATAAAATGATCAAGTTCCCATTGCCATATACTACTATCTTTATTCCAATGATATGACATTGTATTCACAAAATCAAATACACCATTATTCAACATTGTTACATTCACCCAAGGAAGAAATCCAATAACATATCCTTGTGGTATTCCCCAAACACCAATATCAGCAGAAACAACCTTATCATCTCCAACTACACCCTTCAAGTCTGCCAAAAAATTAGTAAATGTTGTTGCAGCCTCTGGTGATACCAAACCTAAATGCCACTCTGTTCCACCCCACTCAAAATCAACCTCTACACCATCAACTGAACAATCATCCAGAGCTTTTCCAACACTTTTTAAATAATTATCCATTAAATAATGGTTCGTTTTATTCCATAATGTTTTAGAAATATCTGGACCAGCATATCTCCACTGAATAGTTGTATTTGTTCCTCTTGAAGCTTTAATAACAGCTTGTGTTATATTATCTGATCCTTCACAAGCAACAGTACCATTATCAAACTTCTTGGCTGATCCAACAACAATATGTGTGTATTTGTCAAATGGAATCTGATTGACACCATCCAAATCACCATTGTACCAAGTAACTACACGAAAACTAGTTACTAATGATATTTGTAAAAGATATAAAAGTTTCATTTGGAATTTAAAAATAACAAACTCTCAAGCCGATTTAAAGATTTCATAACTTTTTTTATAAGATGAAATTTATAATTACAATATTATTTTCACTGATTGTTAGTGTTAAATCAAACACAAATCTTTTAATAGATTCCGTATCAAGCTTGGAAGACGCTTTTGATAATTACGATGGAAATTGTTCATTTCCAATAAATGAAACTGCTTCTTTGAATTTAACAGATGGTGTTGATGAGAATAGAATATTATTCAGATCAAAAGATGAATCTAATAAGGATATGTGCGTGATTAGCACTCAGATAAACAATTGGAAATCAAATTTTGATGAGGGAGTTGTTTGGCAATATTTTGCTAGTAATGATGGATTATATGCCGTTTATCCTTATTTCAATTTGACTGATTGTTATGATTATGAGGTTCAGCCTTGGTATGTTTCTGCTGTGACTGGTAATAAAAATTTGGTCATAATGATGGATACTTCTTATTCAGATGATGGTGAATTTATTTTGGAGAGGATGAAGGAGGTTGTAAATGAGTTTTTGAATTCTTTGTCAAGTAATGATTATGTGACTATTGTTGATTATTCTTCTTTTGCTAGATTATATGAAAATGCCTCACTTGTACAGGGAACAAATGATAATTTGGGTTATTTGAAAAGTTATGTTGATGGTATTTCGGTATCTCAAATAAGTCGTTCCAATGTTGATTCAGCTTTGGAGAAAGTTAATTTTATTGTTGATAATGAAGAATGTAGAACAAATATTTATGTTTTGTTGGGTAAAAGTCGGGATTATGTTGATGTGAGTGGTTTGAATAATAGTTTATTTTTTCATTATATATTTGAGGGTAATCGGACGATGTGTGGGAGTGAGAATTATTCTTTTTCTGGATTTGTTGATTATTTTGCGTTAAATTGTTCAGATGTTGATTATGTATCCGTTATTAATTCTACATATTCTAAGATGGTTTGTACTGAAAGTGAAGGTTTCAAGGGTGTTATGGGTATGAATACTACCAATGTAATTGTCGACGAAGGAGTGTGTGATGATTCTAGGGTCACTAATGGAAGTATATCTATTTGTGATAACAAGATAGAAGAGATTGATGAAGAAGGTCTTTATTTGTGGTTGGTTACATTGGCTTTAATTATTGTATTTAGTGTTTTGATTACAGCTCCTGTTATTTATGTTTTCGGGACATTGAAAGATGAGAGTTTTAGATCAATCATCAATTTGAAATGTAATATCATATGGACAAGTGCTGTTATGATTGTTTTGTTTGGATGGTTTGTTTTGGCATTTTATTTGGCCATGTGGGATGAGATTGTGAGGGAGAGTGAATGGGTATTTACAGATATGATTGTTGATGGAAAGGATGAAGGTTCATTTGATTGTTGTTTTGTTGGAGCGAGTGAAGGTGAAGGACTTTTATTAAAAAATTGTTTGGAATTGAAGGAGATGAATGTGGAGGGTGATTGTTTATTTAATGGTGAAATTCGTTCAACTGTTTGTGGGGAATGTTATGAGCCGACAGTTTCGGTATTATATTTTGATGGTAATTCTGAGATGGTGAGTTCTGTATTTGGTGAAAGTTGTGATATGGATGATAGGGATTGTTTGGATGGATTTTTGAATTTATACCCTGATGTTGATGGATCTTTTGGTGGTTATTATAATAAGAATAATTCATTAGATGTTATGTATAGTATTGTGGGTAGAAGTGATGCTTTGGGATGGACAATCTCTGCGTCAGTTTTGATTGTTGTTGTAGCTGTTGCTCAGTGGTTAATGATATGGGATTATAAGAGAAAAAATTGATAGATTACTTTCTTCATTAGAACATAAATGATTCGTGAATTGAAAAAAGAAGATTATTATAAAGGTTATTTTGATTTATTAGCTCAGTTGACGAAAATTTGTGATAACCACACCGAAGAAGAGTTTGCTGAGCAAGTTGAGACAATAAATCAAAATAAATTTCATAAAATTTTTGTTATTGAATGTGATGACACAATTGTAGGAACTCTTACATGTTTAATTGAACCAAAGTTTATAAGAGATATGAAGAGTGTTTGTCATATTGAAGATGTTGTTATTGATTCGCAACACAGAGGAAAAGGATTGGCCAGATTATTGTTGAGACATGCTAAACAATTTGCTGCACAAAATCATTGTTATAAGATTATATTGGATTGTTCAGAGGATTATCTGTCTTTTTATGAGAAAAATGGGTATAAACGTGGAGGGATTCAGATGGAAATGAGAAAAAAATGAAAATTTAAAGATATGCTTTTATATTTTTACAGTTAATTATAAATGCTCAGTTTATATTATTCTTGTTTATATTTTATATTGTATCTTATTGATAGAGGTAAGATTAATTCAATTTGTGATCTTGATTTTAAGACAAATCCAAAATTTTTCTTTGATAATGTTTTGTTATATCCAGAATGCTTCTTTTATTGTATTATACAAACACCAGTATCATTTAATAGGGAAGAATATATGGAAAATAAGAATAATTTTATTGAATCATGTAGAGAAAGATTTAATAAGAATAATTTTAATCAATACAAATCATCACTATCTGAATTATTAAGAGACGTTAAGCAAAAAATTAGGAATAAATATAAATACGTATGGCTAGAATTAGAAAAAAAAACTATAACAAAAGGAATGAAAAGATATATTTATGTAAAGGAGTATTTTGATGTTCATGGAAATAATGACTATAATCAACCTTTGAAATGTCCATGTTGTATGAGTATCGATATTACATCATATATTGACAATCAAAATTTGAATAATTGTAAATTTAATTTTGAAGGTGGTCATATTAAATCTTTTTACAATGGTGGGGAAACAAAAGTTGAAAATTTACGTCCAATTTGTAGAGATTGTAACAATAAAATGGGTAAAAAAAATTGGGCATAATTAACTTAAAATAATAATTATTTATAATGGTATTAATGAGTACACACGATGATAATGACGTCAGTAAGGAAAGGTCTTTGGTTACAACTAATTCATCAACTGCATCTATTTTGATGCAAGCTTCTGGTCAAACTTTTAAGGTGACTGGTTTGACTTTGTCTACTTCTTCAACGCTTTACACGATGAAGTATTTAACAACTGCTGGTTGTTCTTTGTTGGAGTATTTGCCACATTTGTTTAACAATAATGATACTGTTGGTTTCAGGCAACATATGGCTGAGAAGAATAGTTTGAGTTGGTGGGCTGTTGGATCTGCTGTTTTGATTTTGGGTGGAGGAATTTTGATTAGGAAGATCGGAACAACACTTTCTGATCCGGGTACTATTCGAGGAATGGAGCGATTTTTGTATGGTCGTGGAAAGAAGGAGTAAATAATTTTGGTTAAAAATAATATTAATCAATTTCTGATAATATGTTTATCAGAAATTGGAATTTGTTGATTGATGTTATTCTTTGACTTGTGTTGAGCAGCTTTCACAGAGAATATAGTTGTGGTTGTTTGA